TTGATTTTGCCCGCTACGTCTGGCCCACCGCGATCATTGGTGAACACCACACGATCATGGCCAAAGCCTTTGACCGAATTGCTGCGGGGTCCTTGAAGCGCTTAATCATTAACATGCCGCCTCGACACACAAAGTCTGAGTTTGCGTCCTATCTCCTGCCCGCCTATCTAATGGGAAGAGACCCGCGAACCAAGGCCATTGAAGCAACCCACAACAGCGAGCTCGCCGTGCGCTTTGGCAGAAAGGTCCGTGATCTGATGGACATGGACACCTACAAGGAGGTGTTCCCGGATGTGACCTTGAAACAGGACTCCAAAGCCGCCGGCCGGTGGGACACGAATAAAGGTGGGGAATACTTTGCTGTTGGTGTGGGCGGCGCAATGACCGGCCGTGGCGCTGACGTCTTGATCATTGACGACCCGCATTCGGAGCAGGATGCGATGAGTGAGCTTGCTTTGGAGAACGCATGGGAGTGGTACATCTCTGGCCCACGCACGCGTTTGCAGCCAGGCGGCGCGATCGTGATCGTGATGACGCGCTGGGGGACGAAGGACCTTACGGCTCGTTTACTTAAGGCACAGAAGTCACGCAACGCGGACCAGTGGGAGGTGATTGAGTTCCCTGCCATCATGCCTAGTGGTAAACCCTTATGGCCAGGCTTTTGGAAGATAGAGGAACTAGAAGGCGTGAAAGCCACTTTGTCGGCACAGAAGTGGAACGCGATGTACCAACAGCAGCCCACCAACGACGAGGGCGCTATTTTGAAAAGGGAGTGGTGGAAAGTCTGGCCAAAGGACGAGCCGCCGCTTGTGAACTACATCATCCAGTCTATGGACACGGCGTATTCCAAAAAGGAGACGGCTGACTTTTCTGTCATCACGACCTGGGGTGTGTTCTACCTGAGCGAGGACTCAGGAGCGTCGATTATGTTGCTTGACGTTAAACGAGGACGCTGGGATTTTCCCGAGCTCAAACGCATTGCAAAGGAGCAGTACGACCTTTGGCAACCGGACAACGTGCTGATTGAGGCGAAGGCCACGGGTACTCCGCTCCAGCAAGAGCTGCGAAGAATGAACATCCCGGTGACGATGTACTCCCCGGGCGGACGGCGCACGGGCACGGACAAGGTGGCGCGGGCCAATGCAGTGGCTCCTGTATTTGAGGCAGGCATGGTCTGGGCACCGGATACGGAATGGGCCGAGCTCCTTGTCGAGGAATGCGCGGCCTTCCCCAATGGAGACAACGACGACATGGTTGACAGCACCACCATGGCCATGGACCGGTTTAGGCGCGGCAACTTCATTACCCTGGGAACAGACGACGTTGAAGAAAGTCAAGCCAAAGACCTTGTGCCAGAATACTATTGACGCTTAAAATGTCCAAACTAATTCCTTGGCCGGGGTGATATGAAAAACCAATTTAACTATGATGCGCCTGCTGTCCAAAGCGCCACGCTTGGCGCACGCCAAAAAGAGCTAGACGCTTTTGAAGCGCAGCGTGCGGCGTACAACGACTCGTTCAGCCGCCTCATGGCAGAGGGAGGCGAAGTTACGCAAGACGACTCACGCGACAAGGCTGCCAGAGCGGCCAATTCTGTTATCAAAGATTTTGAAAACTACGGCTACACCAAAAAAGAAATTATGGCGCTGGCCGACGAAGCAGCAGCCGCTGGCCGTGGCGGCGACGAGCTACTGGCCTACCTGTCACCCGAGTCGGTGGAGCTTTTAAAAGCAAACGGCGGCTCTGGAACCATCAACCCCACTACTGGCTTGCGGGAGTTCTTGAGCCCAATACTAGGCGGAGTTTCCGAAGCACTTAGAAAGGCAATAGCGTTAGATAAAGAAAGGCAAGCGGCCGCAGACAAAGCAGCAAGTGATGCAGCAGCGGCGACAGCGGCAGAGCTAGAGGCAGCGCGAGTGGCAAGAGTGGCGATGAACCAAGAGATAAGCTCGGCAAGAGAGAAAACAGCAAAACTTTTTGCGCCTCCCCCTCCGCCTACCGCAGAGGAGTTGATGCGACGCCTGCAGCAGCGCGATCGCATGATTGCAACCCCCGTCATTGGAAGAGCCTCCGCCCCGGTTGTTTCTATAGCGCAGCCTTCGCTTCAGTATCGTATGCTCAATGAGGCGCAATCCAGCCCCCAATTTCAGAACACGTCGCAGCTTGGTTTTGTAAATCCCACGGCGCTCACGTCGACGCTGGGACCCTCAGCCGATGCGCAGGCCGTGCCCAACTATTCAAGCCGTGGCGTGGGCGCAATCAACAGCATCGGCAGTGCAAATGACCAATCGCCTACTATGGTAGGTGGCGCACAGAACGCGAGTTTCTTTACGGACCGCATGGGCAATCAAATCTATGCACCTGGCATGGCACCCGTCAGTATCCCAAGATATGCCAAGGGCGGTGACGTGGACTTAAAAGCCTTGCTGGCGCAGAACACCGAGACCATGTCAAACGAAGAGCCTGAAGAAGCCACCAACACAAACCCTGTGGGCACAGCGCAGAAGATGTTGGCAGACCTTGGCGGCGCGGGCCAAGCATCGCCCACACGTCAAGCAATCAGGCGCGTAAGGACAGCTCCTGGCGGTGGTGCAACTTCTGACAAGGCAATGCAGATGGCGTATGAAGCACTGTCCAAGGGCGACTTAAGCGCAATGAAAGACGTGACACCCGGAGCGCGGAACACGGACTCTGCGCGTGCGCAGATGGAAGAACTTGCCCGCATCTATCAGATGAAGATCAGGGCAACGCAGGAAAAGGCCAAGGGCCTATCCGCTGATTTCTTTGGCGCGCCGACCTTGGAAGGTCAAACACTCACCAAGGGCAAGCTGACCAAGAAGCGCTTCAAGGACGGCGGTGAAGCAAAAAAAGCAGTCGCTGAAAGTGCTAAAGAGCCCAGCATTTTCAGCGTGAGTGACTATGCCACCAAGGCATCGGCTCGCATGTTCCCTGAGCAAATGGGACAAGATGATGAACGGGACGCAGCCCGCCACATGTTGGCAGCTGCGGTTCTTGCAAAGAAGACAGGCCCAAGTACAGCAGTGTTCTTGGGTAAAGCGCATGAGCGCATGAGCAACCCTGAGTCGTTCTTTAGCATGCTTGGCATTGGCAAACCGCGTGACGACTACGAAATGGACGTGCACAACAATAGGGTAGGCGCGGACCTTGGATCACGGGCCACGAGCCAGGCAGATTTAGAGAAGCTCGTGCGGGCCATGGCACTGCAGGCTCAGACCAAAAAGGTTGAAGGCAAGCCGTACATCATGGGCCGTGAGCAGATGGATGCGCGCGCGGCCAAGGCAGCTAAGGGCATGACCCCGCCTCTCGAATACCGCGCCAAGGGAAGCCCCGAGGAGGGTGAAACAAGCATCACGGACCAGCTCATAGGTGCCGGCGAAACCGCATTGACCCTTGGCAGTGGGGCGGTGTCCTCATTGGTGGGATTGCCCTATGGCCTGTACAAGGGCCTGACCAGCGGCAAGTATCTGGAGGGGAAAGCCCCTCAGATTGCGGACAAGGAAGCCGCTGCCTTTATCGAACGCAACACCTATGTGCCGCGCTCGCAGACGGGCAAGGAAAACTTGGAGGCGTTGGGCAAGATCACTGACGCGTTGAAACTAGCGCCCACCCCGGGCGGCGCGGCAATGGCGTCGCTTGCCCGGCCAAAAGCGGTTCAAGCACAAACAGCAAACATTGCCAAGGATTTCCAGCAGTACAACCGCCAGCTGTCCGTTCCCGGCGCGTCGTATGCCGTCCGCCCAACCGGCAGCACAACCAACATGAATAACCCTGCGGTGGAGTCTAAACTTGAGCGCTTAATTGCTGACGGTCGCCGAGGAGATGGCATAGAAAGAACCACCGATGGCATAGAAAACTTCTGGAACGTAAAAGCGCGGAACTACTTTGAAAAGCAGTTTGGAACACCTAACGACCCAGTTGCAGAGGGGCTTAAAACAGGCCGCATTAAAAACGAAGCGACGCAGAGCACTGGGGCTTTTCCCAGTTATCTCACCGACCAATTGACCGTGGGCAAAACCCGCATAAGAGAAGGCGAGCGCCCTGCGGCTGCTTTTGTAGGACCTGGCGCACCAGCAACTCGGTTCTTTCCTAAATACCCACAGGCGATGGAAGAGTTCACTGCCCGTTACGACACGGCCACTGGCTTAAAAGGCGATTTAATATCCAGGGAACCCGGAATGGGCAATGAGACTTACCCCAACATGCTCAGTCCGCTTGGAGAAACGCGGGTAACTCAATCAAGGGACACGGCCCGTGATATGTTGGCGGCTCAAGGGGTTCGTGACGAGTTAGCGAACCCGAACATAGAACTTACTGCTCGTTCTGAAAAGGGCTCAGACTTGTCTACAGGCTACTCTCCTCAAGCAAAAGCACTCTTAGAAGCCTATGAGAAAGCAAAAGAAAAACCATCAATACTGTCCCGCTTAGGGCTCACATCTGAAGCGGAACCGTCTGAGACACTGTCTCAGTCTGTTCTTACCGCTATAGAAAAAGGCGAGCCAATTTATGACACCACTGGCATAAAGGCCCCCTTAAAGAGCTTGTTTAGTCCTGCAAAAATTAACAAGTACTTAGAGACCCTGCCAGAGCGTGAACTTAAAAATGTCCGGTTTGAGGATGTAGTCCAAGGCGCTAACAAGATGTTTGCGGAAGAGGATACCCTTAAGGCCCTTGCAGAGCGCATACGAAGCAACAAAAAAGTGCCGGACAAAGTATTTTCAGATGGCGTCAGCAGCCCACTTTTGCAGTTTGACAAGAAATCAGGGTTTGATGGGTTTGCTTGGAAACGTCTTGAGACACCAGAATCCACCGTTCCAGAAGGCGCGTACCTTGGCCACTCTGTCGGTGGCTACAAACTAGGCGGCCCTACTTACTCAAAAGAAAAAATGCAAGCCTTCAAAGATGGGCGCAACCAAGTCTATACTCTACGTGACAACCGTAATAGACCGGTGACTACTGTAGAGGTCCAAATGCTAGATGAGTTCACTCCTGCTGTCCTGCAAATCAAGGGCAACGGACGCGCCACCGGCAATGTTCCGGCGGAAAACTACGATCGGCTGGTGCTGGACTTTTTTGAGAATTACTTGAATCCGGTCCAAATATCAGAGAAGGACGCGCTTCTTACGCCGTTGCTACAGCAATACAAAGAAGGCATAAACGCCAACTTTAAAATGCCTTAAAGACAGGAACATACATGGCAATCGAAAAAGCAATGAACCAGCTGCCCTCACTAGAAGTAGTGATAGGCGGCGGCGGCATACAAAAACCTCAGGCAGACATTGAAATCATCATTGAAGAAGATGGTGGTGCAATCATTGAGATGGGTGAGCAAGACGCTGAGGAAGTCGATTTCTACGGCAACTTGGCAGCGGTCATTGAGCCGGACATCTTGGCCCAAATCGGCATTGAAGTATCCTCTTTGTTTGATGCCGACAAGGGTTCCCGCTCCGAGTGGGAGTCCATGTACGCCAAGGGCCTGGACCTTTTGGGCTTTCGCATGGAAGAGCGCACCAAGCCCTTCCGTGGCGCGTCGGGCGCGACCCACCCAATGTTGACCGAGGCCATCATTCAGTTCCAAGCACAGGCCTTCAAGGAGCTAATGCCCGCTGGCGGCCCTGTCCGTTCGCAGATCATGGGCAAAGAGACTGTGGAAAAGTTCCAACAAGCCGGCCGTGTGCAGGACTTTATGAACTACCAGATCACTACGGTGATGGAAGAGTACACACCTGAGTTTGACCAGCAGCTTTTCTACACTGGCTACGGTGGTTCGACCTTCAAAAAGGTTTACTACGACTACCAACTGGGCCGCATGGTGTCAAAACTGTGCTTGGCAGACGATGTTTACATTCCGTACAACGGATCAAGCGTTGTTTCCCAGTGCCCGCGCCTGACTCACCGCATTGCAATGGACTCAAACGAGTACCGCAAGCGTGCTTTGGCCGGTGAATACCTTGACGTGGCCCTTGATACCTACGCTTCCCCTGCTGACGCAAGCCAAATTCAGGAAGCAGTCGACAAAGTTACAGGCATTCAGCCCACTGACGACGTCGGTGAGGTATTTTTGCTTGAGCAATTGGTCGATTTGGACCTCACAGGCTTTGAGGACATGGACGAAGACGGCGAACCGACCGGAATCAAGCGCCCATACGTAGTGACTCTTGCTGAAGACACCCTTAGGGTGGTCGGAATTCGTCGCAACTGGAAAGAAAACGACGAAAGATGCACACGTCGCAACTATTTTGTGCATTACGTGCTGGTCGAGGGCCCCGGAGCTTACGGCTTGGGCTTTGTGCACCTCATCGGAGGCCTTGGTAAGGCCGCTACAAGCGCTTTGCGCCAGCTGATTGACGCTGGCACGCTCGCTAACCTGCCTGCAGGCTTCAAAGCCCGTGGCGCGCGGATCGCGGACGACTCCAACCCAATCCAACCAGGCGAATGGCGTGACATTGACGCCGGCGGGGCAGAACTTGCCGCCTCTTTGTTGCCATTACCCTACAAAGAGCCGAGCCAAGTGCTGTTTGCCCTGATGGGCTTCTTGGTGGACTCAGGCAAACGCCTGTCCAGCACTGCCGACATGCAAGTGGGCGACGGAAACCAGTACGCACAGGTGGGAACTACCCTTGCGCTGCTTGAACGTGGCTCTATGGTCATGTCCAGCATCCACAAACGCTTGCACTATGCACAAACGTTGGAGTTCCGCCTGCTGTTCGAGGGCTTTGGCCAGTACATGCCGGACGAGTATCCCTACGACGTACCAGGCGCCAGCCGCAAGATCAAGAAAGCAGACTTTGACACCATGGTGTCGGTGCAGCCCGTGGCTGACCCCAACATCTTCAGCTCTGCACAGCGTATTCAGCTGGCCCAGATGCAATTGCAGCTGGCCCAAAGCGCCCCGAACATGCACAACATGTACGAGGCCTACTACCGCATGTATGCAGCGCTGAACATCCGTGACATTGACGGAGTGCTACTGCCACAGAACACCAACATGCCTCGCGACCCTGCGTCCGAGAACAGTGACGTGCTCAACGGCATGAAGCTCAAGGCATTTGCTGGCCAACAGCACGACGCGCACATTGCAACACACTTGATGATGGGTATGTCGCCTATTTTGCAAGCCAACCCAATGTCTGCGGCTGAGTTGCAAAAGCACATCTTGGATCACATCCGCTTGCGCGCAGAAGAGGACATGGAAGTCGAGCTGTTTAAGCAGTATGGAACCGATCCGGACCGCATGGTCTCTGCTATCCAAAGAGAAGGCATGGTCGCTATCAACATTGCCATGGGCATGAAGGAAGTGCGCGAAATGCAAGACAGGTTTGCGGGTGGCGAAGGACCTGACCCCTTGGTACAGATCAAGGAGAAGGAAATCGCCCAACGTGCAGAGGCAGACAAGGCCCGCATTGGCCTTGACCAGCAACGCCTAGCCTTGGATCAACAAAAGGCACAGCAGACTAACCAAGTTAACCAGCAGAAGCTGCAGTTGCAGCAGGAAAAGGTCAATCAGACCCAACAACCAGGAGGCCGATATGCCGCTTAAAAAACCTAGTACTAAAAAGCCTGTTACCAAAAAGCCCAAGGACGGGGCGCAGCCTTCAAAGGGAGTTCAAGGACCTTTCAAAGTAGTAAAAAAGAGAGACGGCAACTATCCAGTTAAGCTATACTAATTCGTGAGTAAGTGCTACCAGACGGGGCCTTGTACCGTCTGCTTTTCATGGAAACACCATGCTTGAATTTGCAGAAGCAGTTCTGAAGGAAATCAGGAAACTCCAAGATCAATCTAAACAGATTGTCTTGAACGGAACCATCACAGACATGGAGCGGTATCGCTTCATGATGGGTCGCCTTGAGGGTTTGAGAATGGTTGAGGACTCCGTGAAAGATTTACTCAAAAAAGTCACGGACGAAACAGACGATTTTCTCAAGTAAAGGAAGACCATGGAAACCGCAGAAGTACCTGAAATTAACATGACCGCCTTGGAGCGTAAGTGGGCCGAGGAGGCAGTTAACAAACCGCCTGCCCTTGACGATGCTTACACAGAGCTGGGTTTCGATCCAGAGAAACTCAGCCAAGCGGTTGTAGACACCATTCCCCAGCCTACAGGGTGGCGCATTGCCATTCTTCCTTACCGAGGCGCTGAAAAGAGCAAGGGCGGCATTGTCCTGTCCGAAGAAACTCAGCGCAGGACCCAGCTTGGCACAGTGTGCGGCTACGTCCTAAAGGTAGGGTCCCTAGCCTACGCCGATCAATCTAAATTCCCCACTGGTGCCTGGTGCAAAGAGGGTGATTGGATTATTTTTGGCCGCTACGCTGGCGCACGCATCCAAATTGACGGCGGTGAGATTCGTCTCATCAACGACGATGAGGTACTTGGAGTGGTGAACAGTCCCGAAGACATTCTGCACATGTAAAGGAGCAATGACATGAATGACGAACTTGAATTTAAGATAGGTGAGGACGAAAGTCCGGCCACCGTTGCAATTGGGGAGGACGGTGCTGCTGAAGTGTTGGATAAGCCCCAAGCGCCTCGGGTCGAGACTACCTCACAGCAGTCCAATGAGGGTGGAGAACTTGACCAGTACAGCGAAGGCGTCAAGAAACGCATTGACAAGCTGACCGCGCGCCTGCGCGAGACCCAGCGCCGCGAGCAAGCAGCCTTGGAGTACGCCAAGAGCGTACAGGCCCGCGCTACGCAGCTCGAGCAGCAGTACATGACCGCTGACAGCGAACGCTTGGGCGAGGCCAATGGCCGCGTTCAGACGCAAGTGGTAGCTCTCAAGCAGATTATCCGCAAGGCCCGTGAGGAAGGTGACATTGACACCGAAACGGAAGCCCAGCAACGCCTGACTTCGCTCACTATGGAGCAGAACCAGATTACCCATGCTACCCAGCAGCGCGAGCAGCAGGTCCAGCAGTGGACACAACAGCAACAGGTCGCTGCCCAGCAAGCTGCACAGCAGCCCCAGGTACAGGTTCAGCAGGAAGTTGACCCACGTGTCGAGGAATGGGCTGAACGCAATCCTTGGTACGGCCGAGATACAGCCATGACTCATGCAGCATGGGGAATCCATCGCCAGTTAATTCAAAGCGAGGGATTTGACCCAAACAGCAATGAGTATTATGATGAGCTAGACAATCGCTTAAAGCAGACCTTCCCCCAGAAATTGGGTGGAGGTCAGCATGCGCAAACTAACAGGTCCGCCAGACTCGTGCAAACGGTGGCACCTGCATCCCGATCATCGGGTATCAACAACGCACGCCGCACTGTTAAGTTGACCCCAAGTCAAGTTGCAATTGCCAAAAAACTGGGTGTTCCTCTTGAGGAATATGCCAAGTACGTAAAGGAGTAAGACCATGTCAGACGTTAAAGTACCTACACTCAATCGCAGTTCTCGCGGGGTCGAATCTCGTGAGAAAGATGCGCGACGTAAACCTTGGGCTCCCCCTTCACGACTGGATGCGCCACCCCCGCCTCCTGGATATAAGCACCGTTGGATTCGGGCTGAAGCCGGTGGTATTGACGACCGCACGAACATCTCTGGAAAGCTCCGCGAGGGGTATGAGCTGGTTCGTGGGGACGAGTATCCCGACTATCACGTCCCAACAATTGAAGACGGCCGACATGCTGGCATTATCAGCGTGGGAGGCTTACTTCTTGCACGTATCCCGATTGAGACGTTGGAAGAACGCAGTGCGTATTACCAAAGTCGAGCGAACGACCAATTACAGGCGGCCGACAATGAGTTGATGAAAGCGAATGCCCACAATAGCATGACCATTCAACGACCCACACGTCAGTCTCGCGTTTCTTTTGGCGGCTCTAACAAGGGCTAACAAATTTTACTTTTTAAGGAAATGACATATGGCTAATACAGACAAGGCTTTTGGCTTTCGACCTATTGGCAATCTTTCCGCTACTGGTGCTCAGAAACAGTACGGATATGAGATTGCTGATAACCAAGCTGGAACAATTTTTCAAGGTGACTTGGTTGCTCTTTCAGCGGGTTTCATTACAAGGTTTCTCCCTGCTACACACACTGCTGCGGTAGGTGTGTTTAACGGTTGCAACTATATTGATCCCACCACCGGCAAGCCCACGTTCAAGAACTTCTATCCCGGTTCTGTCAACATCACTTCAGGCAAGATTGTTGCCGATGTGATTGACGATCCTAGTCAGTTGTTCTTGGTTCAATGTGATGCGGGCTTTGTTGCTGCAGA